ATCCATTACTTCCATAGTCATCTCCTGATTTTTCCGTAGGATAGATAGCATAAGCTCAGGAGATAGCCATGTTTCAATTGGTGGATTGACCTATCCTTTCTCTTAAATAAGCCTGCACTTGCTCAATCGTCCAAAACGAAGACCTTCCAATCTTGATTGGTTTCGGAAACTCACCTTTCTGAACCATCAGCCAGAACTTAGACTTAGAAACTGGCATCACCTTTAGTATTTGCGGAATTCTCATTAAGGTTATTGGCGAGGTTTGTTGGTTCGTATTACTCATGATTACCCCCATGGCGGGCGCGCTTCATATTTTTGCGATACACCTGCAAAGCCATTTTTGCAGAACTCATTTTTGTGTACCCATAAGAGCGATACAAGCTGTATAACCGAATTGCCACCATTAAATTCATCTCCTGTTGTGTATTGTTGTAAGCGAATCTACGTGCTACTGAGTTGCAATGTAGCCAATGAAATTTTGGTGGTCAATCAAAAGTCAATACCCACTTTATAAACACAAATTAATTTTTGACTACAAAAAAATATTTATTCATAGAAGTAACAAAAGCCAATTAAATAAAGCACTACAGCCCAGTCAGTAAATTCTGATAGAGCTAAGAGAGTAGTGGACACGCATAGATCAATCAACACTTCACACCTTGAAATTAATCCCCACGAATTTTTCAAAATTGGATTACAGACATTTGTTAAATAAATAAATTAAAAATAAATTCAGAAAAAACGCGTTTGACGATACGCTTTCCGATTGTTAGATTCATCTCTTGCATAAATTATTTCTTGCAAGAACATAACAACGCGGAGATAGTATTAAATGAATTATTACGAGCATCACATTGGAGACTACGCAGAAGCTACTGCGCATCTGACCTTTATCGAAGACGCTACTTATAGCCGTTTAATTAGAAAGTATTACGCCACAGAAAAACCATTACCGATTGATGTGAAGCTAGTGCAACGATTGATCAATGCACGATCAAAAGAAGAAAAAAATTCAGTTGTCTCTGTCCTGAATGAATTTTTTACACTCACTGATGATGGTTGGAGACAAGTGCGCTGTGATCATGAAATAGCCCGCTTTAAAGATAAGCAAAACAAGGCTAGACGTAGTGCTGAAGGTCGTTGGCAAGCATTTCAAGCAGATGATCTGCGCCAAGAAAATGATCCTCACAATGCATGCGTTCGCATTGCGACCGCATTGCGAACGCAATGCTCACCAGACACCAAACACCAAACACCAGTCACCAATCTCCATACACCAGACAAACAAAACAATGGGGGTGAAATCGAAAAAGTTTTACAAGGCGATGGTGAAAGGAAAAAACAAATTCAAACTCTTTTTGAAAAGGAGGGTTTGAGTATTGGAGCAGACGATGAGCGTATTGCCCAGTTGATTCAACAAGGCCTAACCGTTGAAGATGTTGAGGTGGCTATTGCCCAGGCAAAGGAAATGCGAAGGAGGGCATCAAGCTCTACCCCGATCAATGCTGGATTTGTTCTAGCCATTCTGAAAGGAATGCGCAGGAAAGCACATGCCCTAGATTCCTCTGAAGAGATCTGGTGGAAATCGAATGAGGGAATCGACCTTAAGGGACGAGAACTCGGAATGCGAGCTCAAGGCTCGGAGAGTTATGACTCTTTCAAAACCAGAATCTTTGCTGAACTGCGAAAAAGAAAAGAGATCCCAGCTACAACGGAGGCTTCCCATGCAAGCTAACCCATGTATAGCCGGAATCATTGATCGACCCGATATGGAAGATTTCCCAATTGGATCGATCGTTAAAACTCCAAGTGGCCGCGTAGGCACAGTTGTAAAGCATCGCGGGGCTCAAAGTCGTCATGATCTGTTCCAGAGAATCATCATTGAGTTTGATGAGCCCTTTGGCGATTCAGTAGCATTGCAACCTCATCTTTTGAAGATGATCAGAAGACCAGAAGCATCATCATGATTGAAAACAATCAAAAGAAATCAAAGCTAAAGCCAAAGCCGACAAATAAAGGAGGAGCTAGGACTGGAGCAGGACGTAAAGAGGGCAGCCTCACCAAGAGGACTCGTGAAATCGCAGAGGTAGCCGCCGCGCAGGGCATCACACCTTTAGAAGTCATGATGAGAACCATGATGGAGCTCTACAAGGAGGCAGAAAATTACAACAAGCATGATGATCATGCTCATGAAGGTGTTGATCATGATCATGACATCATGATCACCGAGAATCGAATTAAACTCCTGAACATGGCTGCCACTATCGCAAGACATGCTGCCCCCTATGTTCATCCCCGCTTATCTGCCATTGAGCACACCGGTAAGGATGGCGCACCACTACAAAGTGGAGTCTTAGTGGTGCCAGGAGCGATGAGTATGGATGATTGGGAGCAAGCAGCCCAGCCAAAACACTAGTCCATGAAAACTATCTGGGCGCCTTTGCCTGGTAGCCAAACCCTGTTTCTGACATGTCCCGTTTACGAGGTATTGTTAGAAGGTACCAGGGGGGGTGGCAAGACCGATACCCTGCTTATGAGCTATGCCCAACACGTGGGTAGAGGCTTTGGAGATCATTGGCGCGGCACCTTATTTCGTTTAACTTATCCGCAGCTAGCAGATGTAGTGGCCAAGAGCAAACGCTGGTTCTATCAAATCTTCCCCGGAGCCAAGTTCAATGAATCAGATTACGTATGGAAATGGCCCACTGGAGAGATGTTGTACTTTCGCTATGGCGCAAATGAGGATGACTACTGGAATTACCACGGCCATGAATACCCCTGGCTAGGATTTGAGGAGCTCACCAACTGGCGGAATCTTTCTTTCTACGAAGCAATGCATTCCACCTGCAGGTCATCTCATCCAGGAATGCCAAGGATGGTGCGAGCTACTTGCAATCCATTTGGGGTGGGCCATGCATCAGTAAAGGAAAGATTTCAGATTGGGACAATACCGGCTGGGCAAATTATCAGGCAAGAAGGCGCACTACCTAGGGTCAGAATTCATTCGACGATTTATGAGAACACCCATCTCCTAAAAAACGACCCCAACTACCTGATGAGCTTAGAGTCACTAAGCGATCCAAACAGGCGCAGAGCCTGGTTAGAAGGCGATTGGGATATCCACGTGGGAAGTTTCTTGGAAGGCGTGTGGCAACCCTCTAAACACGTTGTAGAACCCTTTGCTATTCCGCCGACATGGAAAGTATGGCGCTCAATGGACTGGGGCTATGCCAGACCTTATGCCGTCTATTGGTTTGCCTTATCCAACGACGGAGTCTATTACCTCTGGCGAGAACTCTATGGATACGGAGATAAAGAAAATACCGGTACCAGGGAAGATGCAACGGTAGTAGCCGAGAAGATCAAGAAGATAGAAGTTCACGACCAACGTCTTGGATATGAATACCGCATGAACCTAGCTGATCCATCCATCTTTTCAAAGATAGGAGCAGAGCGATCCATAGGTCAAATCTTCAGGGATAAGGGCGTGAAATGGACTGAAGCCTATAACGCCCCCAGAAGCAGAGTGAATGGTGCTCAAGAAATCATTCGGCTGTTAGCTGAAGACAGACTCAAGATCTTCTCCACCTGTAAGCATTGGTTAAGAACTATCCCCCAACTTCCACCAGACTCATTAAACCCAGAAGATGTGGATACGGATGCCGAGGACCATGCTTGGGATGCTACAAGATACGGGGTGATGAGGGTTAGGAGGGCTGATGAGATTTAATGTTTAAATTTGGTACATGCTAGTATATTTGACGCTGAATCAAATTGAAATGTGGAGAGTTTGCAATGCGTGACAAGATCAATGTCCTCTACTATCCCGATATGGTGGCTGATCAAACTACCTTAAAAAAAGCTATTATTTTCTTTGATGAAATTCATTTTATGGATAGACCATCCTTTACGTTCGACGGGGGGATGGGAACTATAGGAATGAAATCACCATTACGAGAGTTTGAGCAATTATTTAGACGTGATAATGTTCCTATCCATATCCATGAACCTCTGAATGGAAGATTAAACGGCGATCTATTAGAGAAAATTTCTGCTGACATTAACGATTTAAGGTTTCTTTCCATTTTTCAAGAGGGGCTAAGAACATCTGAGACGTTCCGCCTCCAGCACATACAGCCAGGTAACTATGCTGACATAGATACACAGGAGGTCCGCACAGAGAAGCAAATTATTGATTTATTGTTGTCTTCTGATATTTCCGCTGTCACTAATTCGCATGGAAACGCTATGACCCTTTTGACAGATGAAAAGATAAGACCCTTTGGGTCGACTCCCCTCTCAGTACTTAAGACCTTTATATTTCAAGCGGCTGTTTGCTCGGCAAAAATGAATAATGCGCTTTCCCTTGGGGTTGCTGAGGGATTTACCCCGCTAGCAGATGCCGCACCCTATGGCAGATTACTTGGATCAAAGTATGTGCGTGCTGTTGGCGTGTTAGGAGAGGTTGGGAATAAAGTCCCATTAACGGATTTGAGCTTTGCTATTTTTGATGAGCTTGTATCGGGTGAAATTCTTGATAAGATGACATTCGAAGATGTGATTCGCTATCGGAGTGAGTCAGGAAAGGCGCGAGATGAGTTCCTCGAATACCTGGCCATTCTTCAACAGAAAATAGGATTAATTGAGGTCGGAGAAGAATACCCGGTGGCGATAGATAATTTAATTAAATCTGAAATTCTTCCTGCAGCAACTGTTTTTAAAAATAAGTTACAAACTATTGCCGAGGCCTTCTATGGGTCGCT